GATGACTTTAAACAAAACTTACATTTAAATAAAACTTATAGTAAGAAGTTTAATACTGAATATATGATACTTGACGAAGTGCATAAATATATTAAAGTGGTACATTTTACAGGTGTAGGTAAAACTATACACAAGTCAAATGCAAATTTTGTGAAAAGGTATTGGAATGGATATTGAAGATAAGATAAAAAATATGTTCTATGATTGGGACAAAGAACGAGAAGTCCTATCAAAAATGCAAAAGTGTCAAAGAAATTGGGACTATGAAAAATTTGATGTAGAAAAGAAACCTGTTTTGAAAGAAATGATAAAAGAATTGTTATGGGTTGCCACTAACTCTCCTAGTAAACAACACGAAGGATATTATGATGTTTATTGGACAGCAGATAGAAAAGTAATACAAGAAATATCCAGATATACTTGGGGTTATACACATAGACGAGTACCACCAGCAACTTGGAGAAACTCACAATCAAACGCAAGTGTTTATTTTCTTTGGGTTGCAAAAGAACCTGACTCTCAACTAAATGCTAATGCAGACGGTACTTTAAAATCAAATAAAGATAAAAATAGATGGCAAAATGCTTATTGTAGTATAGGAATATCTTTGGGTTTAACTATGAGAGCAGCAGTTAAAATGGGTTTTCATACAGGTGCAAATAAAAGTCATAACGATTTAAACGGAGATGATTTTTGGCCAAAAAAATTAGGCATATTTGAAGAAATAAAAAAAGGAACAATGGAAATATGTTATGGTCTAGGAGTAGGTTATCCACAAGAGGGAAGACCTCGTTGGGAATCAGATGAAGAAGAAATATTAATAGGTGCTGCTAACGGTAGTAAGATTACAACAACTGAACAAGAATTACATCCTAGAAAAGGTTTAAAAATGAGAAAAGCAAAAATAGTAAACCTAAAAGAAAAAGGTGGTAAGTATGCTACGGATCCATATGATAATCTTCACAAAATACCTGAAACTGCTGAGTTTAAAATTAATTCACATAGATGGCGTGGTATAGAAATTAAAGAAATAAAATGAGAATAATTTGTTGTAGATTTGGTACAAAGTTTACAGATTGGCACGTGAGTAATCTTAAACATATGATAGATAACTATTCAGGTTTATCTTATCATAGTTTTGAAGTTATTGAAAATGACATCTACGGTAACTGGTATAATAAACTTCAAATGTATGATAAGTTTAGAGATGGTGAAAACTTATATTTTGATTTAGATGTTATTATCTATGATAAACTACCTAATTTAATTAGAAAAGAATTTACATTATTAGATGATAGTTGGTGGAGAGAACCAGCACATACACCTCTTAATTCATCTATTGTATCTTGGACAGGAGATAAGTCTTGGATATGGGATAAGTTTAAATCACAAGAGAGAGAGTATTTAAAAGTATATAATAAGGGTAGTGATGAATTTTATTATAAACAAATTGTATATGAAACATACGATAAGATTTGTCCTTCTATAAAAAATTATATCTATGAAAAACCTAAAGATTATAGTATTGTAACCTTAGGTCAAATGCACCATATATTAGAAGAAGGATGGAGTGGTTGGTGGACTCCGTATTTAAAATGTTTACCTACAAAGCAATAGATTTAAGTATTACAAAAGAAGATATAAACTTAATTGCTACAGAAATAAAATCTGTATCAAGTGGTTGGTATTTTAATGAGTATAGAAATTGTGAGATATTAAGTATATATGATAAAAATTTTGAATGGACAAAAGAAGGTAAAACTTGTAAACATTTAATAAAAGTTTATGAAGAAAAAATTAAACCTATTATGTCTAATAAAGGTAAGATACATATACTAAAAACTAAAAAAGGTAATCATATACCAACACACATAGATTGCCGTCAAATAGAAATACCAGAGTTTCATCAAAAATTTAGACTTGCTTTAACAGGTAAATTAGATAGTTTATATTTTCTAAATAAAGATAATAATAAAGTTTATGCACCTACATATAATACTTATATTTTAAACGGTGGTCATCCTCACGGATTAGATCCAGATGAAGAAAAGTTAACCGTATGTATAGGAGCGCCTTGGATAGGAGAGCATAAATATTCTAACGAAGTACATACAATGAATGTGATACCTCCTAAATTAAAAAAAGAATGGATGCAATGGTAAATTATAGTGAGTTTTTAACATATGGAGATTTTATACCTTTAAGTTTAAGGTGTGATGTAAATAAATTATTTAAAGAAATAAAAGATTTTAAATTTAGTCAATATAATCCTAGAAAAAATATACCTAGATATGGTCTTAGCATAACTAGTATAGATGGCAAAGTAAATGGAATAGATTTAGATAGTTTGTATGAGTTATCTAAAGAAACAGGTATTGATTATGATGAAGATTCATTTACCACACTTACAGATGTTTACCATAATAGTGAAGAAGTAAGAAAACTAGTAGACCCATTTAAACCTTGGTTGTGTAGATCACATTTTTTAAATTTCAAAAGAGGTGGATATTTTCCTCCTCATATAGATAATTACAGATTTGGTGAACAAAGATTTATGAGATTACTAGTACCATTAAGAAAGTGTAATCCTCCTAATATGTATTTTATGTATGAAGATAAACCATTGAATTTTAATGAAGGATATACATACTTTTTAAACACAAATAAAAGACACGCTATATTTTCTTATAGAGAAGATACCACAATGTTGGTAATGAATATCAAATGTTGTGATGAATCCATCAAAAAAATATTTGAAAATATGATGTATAAATAGAAGTAGAGGATAAAAAATGACAGTAACACACAAATTAATTCAACAAAGACCATCAACTTCGGTTGATTTTTTTGCACAAAACGATTCAACTATTATTGATAAAGTAGAAGAATATAAGAGCGCTGGTAAAGTTATTAGTTATGATTTTGACGGAACTATTTCTGAAGATACATTAACTAAAACTATGACTATTACTTTTAATAGCGAAGATGATTTTGATGAATACTCAAATGATGATGTCTTAAATGTAGGTACAGACGCTAGAATAAAACATTGCGAAGATAATTCTATTAGTTGGTCAGTAGAACAAGCGTAATATAAAATGAATATTTTTATTATGCTATTAATAGGTTTTGTTTGGTATCAGTTTATTGCTATGTTTGGATTGTCAATAGGTCTACATAGACACTTTGCACATAATCAATTTAAAACTTCTAAACTATACGAAGTGTTTTCTTTGTTTCTAGCAATGTTAGCATTTTCAAGGTCGCCATTAAGTTGGATTGGTGCTCACAGAATACACCACAGATTTTCAGATACAGAAAACGATCCACACTCTCCTTTACATAAAGGTTTTTGGAATGTTCTTTTTAATAACTGGCAAGTAAAAAAAATAGATAGACCTTATGTAAGAGATTTATATAAGAATCCTAGAATAATGTTTTTTCATAACCATTGGTTAAAATTACATATTGTAACAGCAGTAATAACTTTATTAATAAGTTTACCTGTGTTTATTATATTTGTTTTATCACCATTAGTATTAGGATTTTTAAGTTATGGTATTTTTAATGCGTTAGGTCATAAAGATAGTTCAGCAGTAACTAATAAGTTTATAAATTTTTTATCTGCTGGAGAAGGTTCTCATAATGTACATCACAACAACCCTAAACAAGTTAGATTAAGTAAAGGAGATATTTCAGGATACATAGTTGAAAAATATTTTATATAATGAAGTTTGATAGAAATAGTAGTGTTGATTGGGTAGAAATGGGATTTGATGTTCCTGTCAATGCCATATTAAAAGAATACAAAGAGATAAAAAATAGTCTAATAGAACATAGACCTGAAGACGGACACAAAGATTGGTACGCAGTTACCTTATACGGATTTGGTTCAGATAAAACTAATAGTCATTGGGAGTATAGAAAAAAAGGTGAAAAACCTTTTATAACTGACATTGGTCAAAAGTGTAGAGGTACTATTAATTGGGTTAAGTCTTTACCTTATTCTCGTATAGACGATATAAGATTTTTAGTAATAAAACCAAAAGGATATATTACTAAACACATTGATATACCTGAAAGAAATTGGTTAGAACCATTAAACATAAGTCTTACATATCCTAAAGGTAATAAGTTTATGTTAAATAATAAAGAGTTAAAATATAAACCTGGTATGAGTGTTGTGTTAAATATTCATTATGAACACTATGTTGAAAATAATTCAGATGAAGAAAGAATACATTTATTAGTACACGGTAAAAAGAATAGTGAGTTTTGGAATGAAGTTATCAACTTTGCAAAATAATGATTTAGATGTAATTACATTTAAACCTGAAGATAGACCAGATTTATTAAAAAAACTTAAAGAAATTTCTTTTGATGATTTAGACCGAGGCCATTTTAAAAAAGAAGATTATACATCTATCAATTGGTTTGACTTTGAATGTATTACCGTTTTATTACAAGATGGCAATATATATGGATTTAGTTCAGTATGGCATAGACCTGAATTTTATGAAAAAGGTGAGGTAAGAATATTGAATAGATATTGGGAACACTCTATTGTTAGGATACCAGGTAGAGATATTGTTAAAGATCACTTGTTAAAAACAATACAACAACAATTAGAGATAGTAAAAGAATTAGGTTTTAAAAAAGCATTTATAAGTAGATGTAGAAACAGATTGTATATGAAAAATTTGTTTTTAGGAATAGAAAAAAAGACAAATACAAAATGGCATTTTAGCAATGAAAAGGTTGCTGTATGTCGTAAAGATAATCCAAGTTGTTGGCAGTATAAAGGAACATATGAGTTTGAAGAAAAGACACGATCTACCACCATTTAAAGAGTTAGATAAAACTTTTGATGTAGAAAAGATTATTAAAGTAGTTCAACAAATGCCTGTTGAAGTAGATGATCTAAAAGAAAAAGATGGATACGGTGATTTAGTAGGAGGCAAAACTGCTAAACTACAAAAAGCATTTGGATTAAAGTTTGACACAATAGAAGACGCATATAAATTTCTACAAGATAATGATGTAGAAGAATCAGAATTTAGAAAAGGTTTAAACAATAAAAGAATGGCGTGGGATTTTAGAAACTATGTTAAACCTTTTGAAAACTATATTGCCAAAGATGATACTGGAAGATACGAAGTAAACGGTTCTCCTTATAAGCAAGTAGCACTTTGTCAATATAATCCAAAGATGGAAGATAGAGTTTATGATAAGAAGATACCTAAAAGTAGATTAGATGAAAGACACTATAATAAAATAAAAGATTGGGTAAAAGGAACATATTTAGAAGAAGTCATAACTTCTTTTAAATCAGAAACTACAAGAGCAAGAATAGCAATTATGGATCCAGGTGCTTTTATTGCTGAGCATATAGATTACAATACAGATTACTCAATTAGATTTCATATACCAATAACAACAAACAAGGATTGTGGTTTTTATTGTGTAGTAGATGGAGAGAAAGTATATCAAACTATGAAACCAGGTTCTTGTTGGTTTCTAAATCAAGGATTAAGACATAGTGCTTGGAACAAAGGCACTACTGCTCGTTCTCATATTATTGTATCAGTTGATGGACAAGATGATTTATAAAAAATGGCATAAAAACTTTTTTATTGAAACAGATTTTAAAGTAGATAGAGATTTTTGGAATGATTACTTTAATGGTAAATGGGAAGACAGCAATCAGTTGTATTCTGAATATGTTAAAGACGCAACTGGTGGTGAAGATATGAATAAGTTTTATGTACAAGAGATACACAACTTTGATCGTAAATTATTAAGACTAATAAAAAGTATTTGGAATGAATTTGAAATAAGACCTAAAGAATTTAGATGTAATTTTTTTAGAGTAAAAGAAGGCGGAGAATTACCTTTACATTCAGATGTTAAAAGTAAATGTTCTTTTGTGATACCTATAACAGAAAATACAGGAGAATTGTACTTTGATGATGGTAAAGAAAGTGCTAGTATTTTGTACGAATCAATGGTCGTATTAAACACTAAAAAACCACACGGTGTCAAGTCTCCGACTAAAGAAAGAATAGTATTTCATATGGGAATACACGATATAGAGTTTGAAAAACTTGTATAAATATACCTATATATTATAACAAAGGAGTATATAATGGCTTTATCAATAGACGGAAAGACATATGATGAAACATCTTTTAGCATAGAATTACGAAATAAGATCGTTGCTAGACAAGAGATTGAGGCGTCAAAAGTAAGACATCAAGTTGAGTTGGAAAAAATTCAAGTTTTGACAGAATATTACAATAAGAAAATTTTGGAATTAATGGAAAAAGAGAAAATTCAACCAATAAAAGACATAGAAGACAATGGCAGCAATAGCTAATTTAATAATAGATCAAGGCGCTAATTTCAGTTCAGATGTAACTGTAAAAGACGCAAACGGAAACGCATTTGACCTAACTGGTTATACGACACAAGCCAAAATGGCAAAAGGTTATGCGTCAACAAGAACAAGAACATCTATGACTTCAGTAATTGCCACAGACGCTGCTTCGGGAGTAGTTGCT